AAGCGGCGCCCCGCCTTCAGCTCACGTTGCAACAGCCACACGGCGTAAAGCGTCTTACCGCTGCCCGGCGTACCCGTTATAAGCGTGATCATTGGAGAAAAAACCTCTTCAACGACGACGCCCCGGCCATCGCCACGCGCGCAGCAAACGCACCCCCGATGTAGCCCACGCCCTGCCAAAAACCAGCAATACCGAGGACATTGATCACGGCCGAAGGCAACCCGCCGACCGCGTTCGTACACCAGGCCATCGCCTGGTTAATCGCCAGATCAACCCCCGTCACCGTCATCACACCCACACCCAAGCCAATCAAGGCTTGAATCACGAACGGCCCAGCAACCGACACCAACCAAGCAGCCCACGTCATCGCTTCACCCCTTTATGCCCATCGCAACAATGAACGCCGCGGCCAGCCCACACACGGCCAGCACCATCGCGCGCACATCAGCCGCGAACGTACAAAGCGGCGTGTAATCGAATGTCAGCGTTTGCCCGAACACGTTCATATTGACCGGCGCAGGACACGTCCCATTAGACGGACCCACCGCCCATTGCGTGAGCGACACCGAAACCGAGCTAGCCGGCAACGTCCCAGCCGTCGCCGAGCCAAGCTGCGCGCACGCCGACGCAGTAGGGTCCACAGCGCACAAATCGGCCGTATCGCTGGTCGTGCCAGTCGTGCCACTGGCGCCGGTGCCTGTGCCCGTACCAGTGCCTGTACCCGTACCAGTGCCTGTACCCGTACCAGTGTCTGTCCCAGTGCCTGTGCCTGTGGTGCCCGTGCCGGTGCCTGTGTCTGTCCCGGTGCCGGTGCCTGTGTCTGTCCCGGTGCCGGTGCCTGTCCCTGTGCCCGTGCCAGTTCCAGACCCGGGAAACGATTGACCCGAATACGGAATCGCCGTACTACCATCGCCTGGATTCGCATCAATCACATCGTTAAGGCTCGGCACCCAAGTAGGGTTATCCGTGTTCCAACCCGCAACGTCATCGGGCGTAATAGGGTTACTCGGGTCATACGGAACGCCCGCGTAATCCGGCTGCTGACTAGCATCGTTCCAAAACCGATTAGCCAACTCAGCCGTCAAATCAGGCGACGCCTGTTGATTCAACTCGCCAGACGGAATCTTATAAATCTGACTACCGACAGTATTCGTGTCCACGGGCACCGGAACGTCCAATGCGCCCGAATAACAACTGCTATCGACCGCAACACCACCAGGACAGTTGAGCGAAAACCCGCTGGGGTAGTAACTAAAAGGAAAACTAGAATTGCCACTACGACCGCCCGAGTAATAGCACGTAGCACCTGCATCACCAACCGCACAGTGATCCAACACATAAGGAGGAGCCTGACCGCCATCACTCCCAAGGCACCTCATGTTCGCGCACTGAATGTTCTCAAGGGTCGCCCACAACTCCGCAACCAACTCCGGCGATCCACCGTAAACGTTGTTATACGAAGTGTCATAAGGAGCATGACCACCCCAGTACCCAGCACCCTGCACCAACGTCGCCGCGCCCGAGTTCGCGCCCACGTTAGGGCTCGGCGTTGACGGAAACAGCCACGACCACAGCTTATCCACCGCTAAAGCAATCAACCCACCCGCAGCAGCACCAGCCACCGAACACGCGCCCGCCATCAAGAAGGCACCAAGCCCAGACGTGGTAAAACCCGCCGCACCCATACAAGCGGCCGTCACCACCGCACCGCCGAAACTGCCCGCACTGTTACCGCCTATCTCCTTCGTCACCGCAAGCGCAGTCGATTGCGCCTGCGCACCCGTCACGTCATAACCGCGCTGCGCCTCCTTTTTCGCAATCACCCCTCCGATCTGAGATTGCGCCCGCTCCCACGAACCGGCCACACCCTCAACGTAAGAGCCGACGATGTTTCCCTTCGCATCGAAAATCAGATTGGTAGCCGCGTGCACATACGCGCACACACACAGCAACCACACCGCCAAAATGGCACGCAGCGTCACGGGGCGCCTCACAGTAACCAGTAATTAAGAAACCCGCCCCACACCCACATCGCCCAGGCGATCACCACAACCATCACAACGAACTCGGCCCCCGAAACCAAATTACGCATATGCCCCCCGAACGTCACAAGAACAAAATCAGCCCGACAGCCCAACACGTGGCCGCCACCGCACCCGCGCACAGGTAAAACCAAGTCACGTCGAACCCTCCCCACGTCGAAAGAAAACGAACGCACGAATCAGCCACACGAATAAGGCGAAACACACCAGCCCAGCACACACAATCGACACCATCACGCACCGTCCCCGCCCGAATCGATCAATCGCCTAACGGCCCTTATCGCCCACGCCGCAGCCATCACCAGCAGCATCGCCGCACCCACGTCCAACCCGACCTGTTCACCGCCATCAACAGGCACATCAGGCGATAACGTGGACACTTGGAGCATCAAAGAAGCGCCGCTCGAATCGACACCACACAATGCGTTGTGCCCAGACACCAAGACATAGGTCACACCCGACAAGCCGGAAGGCCCACACACCACGTTCGAAAACTGCACCCCCGATGCTTGCGCAAACACCTGCGAAGAAAACAGGAGCACGGCAACGACAAACACCTTGCGCATAGCTGCCTCAAAAAAGAAGGGGCGTCCAGCAGCCGCCAAACGCCCCCACCTCACCAACAAGCCCGCACGATCAACGACCGATAAAGCCCTTGATTAAGCGGAACGCAAACACCACAACCACCACGCCGAGCACCGCCATGCCAACGTCCTGAACCGTCGTCGACGTGCTCGAAATCGTCGACACCAGCTCGCTGTCATTGATCACCGTCCCCGACGCCTGAGCGAACGCACCGGCCGAAGCGAGCAAACCACCGACAGCAACCGCGCCCGCGACGAGCGCACGACTCATTTTTTTCAACATGTTTTCTTCTCCCTGATCGGCCCACTGATTAGGATTCGCCCGAACGGGCCACTTTCGAGCGAATCACCTTCGTTGGCGGATCGCGACGAAACATCACGCGCGCCGCGTAGCTCAAGCCTTTGCAACTCAGATAAACGCACAGTTGCACATTCAATAGCGCTAGCTCCAGCCCAATCCGGTCAAGCGCGTCAAATGGGAAGCTCTGCATCATTGCTCCAGCGCTCCTACAGAAAAAGGCAACCGCGCTCAGTGCCCCCGGCGGTTTCCTGACCGCCCGTTATGCCGTTGCTCCTACGCCCGCGCCCGCCTTCGGTTTCGCCGCAGACATACCGAACGGCTGCAAGGACGTGATGCGCGGTTCGAGCTTGCCTTCCATCGACTGGAAAAACGCGAACTCAGCGAGGTAGTCGCCGGGTTCCGTCATCTTCAAGTGATCCGGCAGATTGATCGTCCCCACCACGATTTGCGATTTGCCGTCCACGTCCTGCATCAACACGCACTGCGCGGCGTGGATTTCCCAAGCGTTGCCCGTCTTCTTCGCGATGCCGGAGCGCTTGATGACTTCGAGGATCGACAATTTTTGCTTGTTCATACGTCACTCCAAAGTTAGGACTACTAACGAGTCTAATTGAACCCATGTCGGGCAAGATAAATGCGCTTTTAGCGCTGCTCTGCTCTCAGATCACTACAGGCACCACAACTACCCGCACGGTCAACGCCGCACCATGCGCACAACTGTTCGACGATTTCCGGGGCAAGCGTGCTCACGTCACGACGACGCACGTCCAGCGGCATCACTCGCTTGAGCGTCGGCGCGTCCACGCCGAACAGATCAGGCGTGACGCAATCCAACGGACATTTGGCCACGGTTAAACACGAAAGGGGTTCGCTTGTGCGCCGACCTGCACCGGCACAAGCGTTAAAAAGGCGGGCTCGCGGCCCTGGCGTTGCAATTCACTGCACGCCTTTTCGCGAGCGGTGTGACCGTCACGCGCGCGGACCTCAACGACTGCGACGCGAGTATGCGCGTGCGGCGTGTAAGCATAGACGTTGTACTTGGGCATCACATTCCCCGTAATGACACCTGCAACAGCTTGTAGAAATCAGACCCGCCGGCACGCCCCGCCCCAACGGCGGGTTTACCTTTTTGCCGGGCCTGATAGACTGCGGTTAATCCGATCGGTTATGCGCAGCACTAAACCGAACGGTTTTGAATTTACCCTAAACCGTTTGGTTTCGCCAAATAGGATATTGCTATGGAATACAGTGAATTCATAGATAAAGCACTGAAGGGCCGCAGCGTTGCTTCGGTCGCAAAACAATTGAATGTCACTCAAATGACGCTCAACCGATATGTACGTGGAGACCGCTTGCCGGACTACGACACCGCGCTCCTACTCGCGACCGAAGCAGGCGTCACCCCAGGGGAAGTCATGCTACTTCTAGCGCACGAAGAGCGTCGCCGTAAGCTCATGAAAGATATGATCGCAGCGGGTTTTCGCCTGCTCACTAATGCCTGGAATCGCCTATACGCGGGGCTCTCAGCCGTGTAATAGGTGCGTTAGTGAGCGATTGACTTTCTCTCAATTATCAACTTTTTCGTTGTTACGGCTTTTTAGATGGAATGGTCGCCTCCCGCCTCAACGGACTGTCCGGCACCGCAGGCTCTCAACCGGAGCGTGTCACACATTGCGGGTTCGGCAGTCCTGGCGCCAAGGAGAATCAGATGGAACCCACGACCATTGCCATCGACCTGGCCAAACGCGTTTTCCAGATTCACTATGTCGAACCTGAGACCGGCGCAA